ATCTTTGTGACCATATAAAAGAATTCTCCAAGAATGCACTGCCATCGTCTCCATAAACATCTGCAAAAGATATACAGTTTGTTCCAGCTTTAGTATTCATATAAATGTAAGGTAATGCTGGATTGGAAACATTAGATATATAGATACCTGATTGTTCCACTGATCCAACACGCAATAGTGTTGATGACACACACTAGAAAATCACAACATAATCTGCTGATCCTATTGATGATTAACTATTAGCTGTAGTAATGTCGAAGGCTGCTGCTCGATCTGATGCTGCTGACATTATACCAGTTTGAAGTGATGTAACTTCCAATCCTTTGCAGAATGGGACGTTGTAAACTCCTGGAATATGACATGCCAGCCTCATCAATTCGAATGGCTCTAGCAACCTCTACATTTGTTTGTAGCGTAACTATTTTCTATTCTTCTTTTTCTACTGCTACACCTGTATTTGGGCTGTAATTGGTTTATTTTAAGGGATTGATGGGGAGCTAATTGTTTTGATTGATCTAGTTGTTTGAATCGTTTCCGTATTAGCTTTTTCGTTGGAGGGAAATCTAGGTCGCTAACGCTCTTAGGTTTTGATCCAACTCTTTTAGTTCTTTAGATTGTTTTTGTGTTTTGGCATTTTGTTTATATACAAGCTAATCATCCCCGACGTTGCCATGTATGTAATTGCGCCGGTCTTGTAGACACTGAAAAATTGTATCAAGAGAGAGAGACAAATCGTAATTTATCTCAGATTCTAATTCGTAATTCATCTCTCCTATATTCTTCTTAGACAACTAGGCTAGGTCGGGTGCTAAAGACTAAAATACATCGTCCCTTGTTAAAGAGTGGGTTGAACCAGCTGCTATAATTGCATCAAAAAATAGTTCCATGTAACGGCTATATCCTTGAACTTAGAGCCTTTTCAACATTGTATAAAGTAAAGGATATTTAAAAATGTTCTAATTCTGCTTTGTATAGTATATTTTTTGAGTAAGCAGCTTTCTGCAGTTAGGCAAGATTTAAATTGTACCATCACCATGTTCAATTATGGTCTTAGATAAAAAGTCCACATCTGACCATCATCCAACTGTAACACTCTTTATTGTCTAACCTAAACCAACAGCGGCCCCAGTCTTAACTCTGGAACTGTTATTGAGAATAGTGTTAGATATGTCTCTACTTATAGAAGTATGAGCTGTAGCTATTAAGTCATCTCCCGAACATCTGGTATTTAATTTTGTTCCTTCTAGTTCCCATGGATTCCTGATACCAGCTCGTTCTACATAAAAATAAAACATTAGCAAAGTGTCTAATGTGTTTCCTACCGTTGTTCTAAAGGAGTGCCCGCTAAAAGTTGTACCTTACATCTCAACAAACACATGGTCATTCCATGGCTAGAGATTTTTACCAAAATGTTTCTCAAAGATTTAATGTATATCTGGGGACCATTTAGGTGAACATACTTAAGGTATATGAAGAAAAATGTAATTGTCATAACTGTTTATCTACTTCATAACTTGATTGTACAACTTGTCCAAATTTTTTGGTCGCTACAGTTTCAGGAAATCATATATATATGGTGCTAAAGAGTTCCCAAAAGTG